CCTGGTAAATATTTAGTATAGAATCCTGTTTTACCTTCTCCTGCTCCAACAGTTAATGTATTAGTTGCATCACTAATCATCTTATCAAGTTCTTCATCTGTTAACTCTACGCCTGAAGATGCTTTATGTTCTTCAAATAATCTAGTTCTAAATCCTGGAGATTGTATATTTTTTAAATGCCATTGCTGTGCTTTTGATAAATCAAACTTTTGTAAATGTTTCGGATCATCGACTTCGCCTTTTTCTTGATACTCTACAACTCCACCTCCTCGCATATTTGGAATTGCAATAGGCTTAGGATTAAGATCAGCAGGATCAAATTCAACTTTAGACTCTACGTTTTTTAATTTAGAAATTCTAGGTCCGTATGTCTTTTTTTCTGCTCTTAATAAGGCATCATAATGGTTCTTTACTTGAGTAGCATAATGATCTGTACCAGTACCATAAGACTTCATCGCTGAGAATAATGGATCGTCTTTATCTACATTAGCTCGTAGTTTTCCTTCTACTAATTTTCTAAATATATTCATATAACTTGGCCGATCTGTTTCTAACCATTCACCTGGTCCACCATAATCCATATGCTCCATTCCTGGAATCATATCAGCTCCACCATATTTAAGAGCTTTTTCTTGATGCGCGAAAAATTTTTCATACATTTCCTTATTAAGATTTTCTACATCATAGAATCTTCTTTCTCCTGGTTCTGTAAAAGCACCAAGAAGCTTTTTAGTTAATTGGCCTGGTCCATAAGCAGAAGAACCTGAATCTTCTTTTTTTGTTCTTATCCAAGGACTATAACCTTCTACGTTACGCGCGTCCCTGTGCTCATGCATTTCGATAGCTTTCATTAATAAATCAATATCATAATCAGATATATCGTAATCACTTATAAAATCTCCAGGGTTTTCTCTAAGAACATTATAGTCAAATTTATTTTCAACTATACCTTTATCTTGATACTCTTTTTTGAAGGGATTATTTTTACTATCTAAGATCCTATTTGTAGAAGGTCTTTCGATCTCTGTAATAAATTGATTAGCAATATTAGAATCTACACCTTGATTTTCTAACTCTTTTTTTAACTTAGTTAAATGAGCTGTATTAGATAAATCAGGAGGAGAATTAAACTTATTTAATACTTCTCTAAAATTTACATTCATTTTTTGCTAGTTGATGATGCTTTTTTAGCAGCTGCTTTGGCTTTTTCTTTTTCTATTTTTTCTTTGGATTTAATCTCTTCTCTCTTAATAGTATTTTTCTCACCCTGATCTTCATATTTCAATCGACTTTCTTCTCTTTGTTGTTTTACTTTTTCAGCTTCGAGAATATCAGGAATACCATTTCTATTTCCATCTATTTTACCCATAAGATTCATTTCAGCAATTTTAAGTTTAGTTTCATTATCGGTATCACTTTTATACTTATCAAGTTCCATAGCTTCTTTTTTACTTTGTTCTGCTGCCATAGCGATTTGTTGTTGAGATTGCATTTGTTGTTGTTGTGCTTGTTGTTCTTGTTGTTGTCTTTTTTCTTCTGCTTTCTCTAATAAAGTTTTAATTTCTGCAGAAGATTCAGTAGAAAGTACTTTAATTAGATCGGAAAGTTCTGCTCTTTGATTTTGTACAGCTGCATGAGCAAGTTGTCTAAGAGTCATAAATAATTCTTGGTCTTTAGCAGAGTCTGATACAAAGACACCATAACTAGAATTTGCAAAATTATCTGTATCAACTGATAACATTTTTACAGACATATCATCTAATACATATTGTATCTTTTTACTTTTACCAGTAGACCAAGCAACTTTACAAGTATCTATTAAGGATTCTAATACAACACTTTTTACAGAATTATGTTGATAAAACCATTCTTCTGTAACATGAGATGATTGTACTACAGCTTGTTGTGTATTACCTACAAGTTCATTTGGTCCTATTTGACCCTCTCTTTGTTTTGTTACTCCAGATACTTCTCCACATTGAACTTCTAAATATTCTAACAATTGTACTTTTTGTTGAATAGTTTGTGCCATTGTAAGATCTAAAGTATTCCATTGATTGAAATTACTAGGTTGATTTCTTTTTCCTTCTTCTTGTGGATTGATCCATGCTATACCCATTGCATCAAAATAATATAACCATTTGTCAAGATCTATACCCATAGAAGCAGGTATTTGATTTATATCTGCTAAGAACTTCTTACCTTTATCATTAGCTAAATCTAACTCTAATCTATACATCATAATGTTATATAAATACTGATAAGGTTTCATTCTATCTATCATAGAAACAGATTCAGAATTTAAATTATTATATGTAATACCATAATATCCTAATTTACATTCATGAAGATTATCCATATCTTTATGTTGATTTGGTTTAGGACGCATGTTAACATATACATCGCTACCAATTTTAGTACCTTCCCACACCTCTGGGATCCATTCCCATTTAACACTTATGTCACCCTTTGCTTCATCAAATTTATAAGACTCATCTACTATAAGTTCTTGAGGTTCTCCTTCTTCATCTAAATATTTTAAAAACCCTATTTTCTTTAGAGATTTCCATTCACAATGTACAACGCGTATATATCTAGAACTATCAGATCCATCAGCATCATAACTAAAAGTATCACTAAATATTTGATCGTCATAATTAAAAGTAGTAGATCCTAATGGATTTTGACTTCCTGCTATAGTACTTCCTTCATATAGTTCTGATATTTGAGTATCTGTTAAATACTCCCCAAAAACATCTACAACAGAACCTGGAGTCATTCTCATAGTGTACTTAGCCCATTGACCATCCTGTATATAATCTAAATCAGGATCTTTGTCATAATCAAAATACATAGGATTAACAGTACGAAAAGCAGGATCATCATTAACAATTCCTACCCAATATACTTCTTCTCCCGCTATCAATCCATGCTTCCACCCTTTATTAAATTTATGTCTAATATCTAATTTCTTCATTAAATACTGTAAGATCTGACTAGCTTGTATCTCCTTAGCATCTAAATAATCTCTTTTCATGAACTCTTCTATTTGAGGAGGAGTCATCTCTTGAACAATTTGTTGTTGTAATTGCTGTTGTTGTTCGGGATCTGGAGCATCTCCTTCTTGTGGAGCTCTCTCTTGTATTTTTTCTTGAATTTTTCTTTGTAATTCTGCTTGCATAAATGCATGAAGTAAATTACTTTTCTCTTGTTCCTTTTCTGCAATAGCTTCAGAATTAACTGTTACAACTTTAAAATTGAAGGGTCGTTTTATCTCTTCGCCAAACAAAACTCTAAGTTTAGGAGACATAATATCATAGTGTCTCATCTCTGCAGGAAGTTCCCCTATTGCGGAACCATAAGGTTTACAAACATATTCAAAATCTTTTATGTCTAACTTTCCATTAAATAAATCATAGTTTACTTGTTTTCTTTTACGATCACCTATGTTATCAAATCCTCCAGTGTTGTGACTGTCTAATTCTTCGATTACAGATTTTGCCCAAGCAAAACCGTTCTTTTTCTTAGCATAGGCGCTAAGTTTTTGTTGTGGGAAAAAATATGCCATTTTTTTACAATTTCTTTTAACCTACAAATATATTAAAAAATATTCATAAATACTAATAATTATCTATAGTTTTTCTTAAACATAACTCCAGACTTAGATAATAACGTACTTGCAATGGTATTTTGGGGTATTTCTTTTATTAATTCTTGTTCATATCGTTCTTCAATAAAGAACATAAGCTGCATAAAACCCATTACTCTATCAAAATTTCCTTCTCTATGATACGCAATAAGTTCCTCTATTAAAGCTGGGCTAGGCAATAAATCCATATTATATATCATAGTCCCATCCTCTCCTTTACCTCGTTCAGTCCATAACCATCTAAGTATAAATTTCTCTCCTGCATCTTTCATACGATCATTCATATGGCAACCTTTTATCCTAGCTACTGTAGAATTCGTAATAACCTTTGAGATAACATTGTCTGGTTGATTCGCCAATAAATGCATCTTACCTCTCCTTTTAAAATAAGATAAAACTTCTCCCCTATCATTCTCAAACATAATTTGAGCTCCTCCATAATATTCTGCTAAGAGCTCCAGATTTCTATTATATATCTCAATATTATCAGGTCGTCCTACATACTCTGCTACAATTTCGTCATATCCAAAATCAAACTTTTGATAAGTTTTATAGACATAAGCAGCATTTAAAGACTTACCACCTGCTTTATCAAAAGCTACAGGATCGAGTCCAATTCTATATAAATCATGAGGCATATCTTCAGGCGGATGTTGATATATAGTTATACATCCATCTATAGGATCATTAGGTCCATGAGGAAATTTATTCAAAGGAAATAATCTTTTACTTAAATCGGGTTTAAATCTTACCTCATCATCTTCTATATGTAAGGTCCCATGCCCTCCTAATTTTAAATATTTATCATCTGTCTTTAATTTAGACAACACATTATATAATTCTACAGCTGGGAAAACGGCTCCTTCACTTCTTAAGAATGCTTCCTTAGGTGTGTGAGGATGCTGAGTCACCATCATATTGTATGCTTTAGGATCAGCTTTTTTCTTTTCTTCTCTCTCAAGATCTATATCTTCAATAGCTTTTTCTCTTAAAGCATTTCCATATTTATCCATAAAAGGCTCTCTATACCAAGCATCATCTACAAACCATCCAGCTTCTCCTACCGCATTTTCGTCATAAACATTCTGATAACTCCTGAGGCCGTAGGCCGAAGGATTGTAAAACATCGCTTCGAAATCTGCGTTAGTTCCATTTTTGCTATTACCCCCTGTACCATATATGATAGGAATACCAATCATAATATTACCATCTTTAAATAAAGGATAAGAACGTTGATACGCCTGCATGATCCCAGGCCAATCTCCCGCTTCTTCGAATAACATTCGTTCAGCAGTACGTCCTACAGATTTCTGAGGAGAATCTTTAAAAGATAAAGCTAGTATTTCAGATTTATAACCTTTTTGAATATTAATCCCAGATATAATATCCTTCTCTACATAACCTGCTTTTATATGATCTTGCCTATCAATTAGAACACCCTTTACCCAATCGGTATTATCGTTGATAAAGTTGATCATGTTTTTGGCCATCTCCATTGTGTTGGACCAAAAAACTTTTTCGTATGCAGCAAGGATAGAAATAGAAAAAGGAAAGAAATGATATTTCCAAGCCATTCCAAAAGCATTCTTATAAGAGAATCCCTTACGTCTAGCTTTTACAACTATCATTCCTTGACCATTAAGTTCTGCTTGTTCAAGTTCATGATACCAATAATAATCCATATCAATGAACTTAGGGAAAGTATCTATCTTTCTTTGACGTTTCCCATCTCCAACAGTAGCAAGAATACGACCAAAATTAAGATAAGCATAATGTTCTCCAGTTATTCTAACACCTCCAATAGTATAACCTTTTTTACATCTTCTTTCTTCCTTATCCCAATATTCAATATGTTCTGAAGTACCTTCTGGAGCATGAGTGTAAACACCATGCTTCAGAAAATACTTGGAAGATTCGCTAAAAAGATTTGTATTCACAAACTTCAAATAATCTTGATCAGTGTGTTTGAGTGGATTATTTTTGTTTGGATCTATCTCCTCCCAGGACTTAGCTAACTTCACTATTGTTGTTTTCTTATATATTCTAAAATTATATCTATCTTCTTTTTCATTTCCTCGATATTTTCTGCTGCCTTTTCGTGGTGACGAGAGAATTGATTCTTTACTTCATATAAGCTAAACACTAAAAACCTATATAGTGCATATAAAGCTCCTAGTAATAATATTAATGGTAACCCATATCCTTCTATTAATTTTAATATCTCTTCCATTTTTTTCTAACTCTATCTATTTTTTTTTACTTTTTCCAAACTTCTACCA